GGTGGAGCTCGTCGACGACGCCGCGCGCCCCGGGCACGATCCAGTCGTAGGCCCACCCGTGATCGATGAGGTGGAACATCTTCTCGCGCCGCCACTGAAAGGAGTCCTGCCAGCCGTTCGGTTGATCGTGGAGGAGGTCGTAGAGCGGATGGTCGGGCGCCTGCTCCGATCCGCCGTCGTTCGGGAGGCGCCGATAGACCGGGAACGGGAACATCGCCAGCACGTTGGCGAGGATCAAGCGGCCCCGGTACCACGCGCTGAGCTTCTGCGCGCTCTCGGGATCGACCCACTCGCCCGCCTTCGACAGGCCGCCGGCGCCGAGATCGGTATACCAAAAGCTATCGGTCGGGCCAGGCGTCCCCGCGTAGAGCCCACCGCCGCCGAAAATGCGTGCGAGTACGTCCATTAGGTCCTCTTCCGCCACGTCCGCACGAGATACGGCCAGCTCCCCACGCCCATCACGACGACCCCGCCCACGATCGCGGCCAGGGCGCCCGACCACGCGGCGGCGATCCCGCCCTCGAGCGCCACGAAGCCGCCGAGCACGAGCAGCGCGTTGACGTTCGCCGCCAGTTCCTGCCCCACGGTGCGCCTCACAGGAAATCCCCCAAGTTCCGCACGCCGCGCGAGGCGTAGACGCTCGGGTCTTGGAACGGCGTCTCGAGGAGCGCGAACTCCGCGTCGATCAAGGCCACGCCTCCATCGATGCGTTTGCGGGCGCTGATCTTCACCGGCCGGATCTCGCGCCAGCTGTTCTCCTCGGTCGCCAGGTTCCCCAGGCACATATTCATGACGGGGTTGTCTGGGTGCGCGAGGTTCTGACTCATCACCAGGGCCTCGATCATCCGCGTCGGAGTGTTCAGCCGGCGGAAGCCCTGCGGGACTTCGATCACGAACTCCTCGCCGAAGTGCCGGCGGAGCCGGGTGATCACCGCCGAGGCCCCGGCCTGGTCGATGCCGATGCGCTTGATCTGCACCGCCTTCGCGAGGATCGTGATGATGAAGTCGACGATCGCGTCGTGGTCGACCATCGACCCGATCGTCGCGGTCAGGTGTCCGTCTTTCTCCCACTGCGGGTACGGCACCTTGTCTTCCGCGGCGCGGCGGACGATCGATTTCGCGGGCATCCAGAAGTACGGCAGCACGTCGATCGCGCGGTCGACGGGGATGCGTTCCCCCTGCTGCTCGATGGTCACATCGCGGGCCATGTCCTTCGGGAAGATCGCGACGACCGACGAGAGATCGATCTTGTCGGAGAGATCGATCCCGAGGTAGCACGCGCGCCCGTGCATCGACGCGAGGGTGACGGGGCCCGCGCACGCCGCCCAGGCTTCGGGCGGAATGAAGACGACGGCCTGCGCGGTCCACTGACAGAAGTTCAGGCGGCGGACCATGTTGCGTTGCGACGGCAGCGCGAGCGCCTCGACGACCTGTTCGCGCAGATACGACCAGGGCAGACTCACGCCGAGATTCGGATTCGCTTTCAACCAGTGCGGGCCTTCGATCTTCCACGAGTCACAGTCCGGGCAGTCGTCCGCCGGCTGCAGCTTCCCCGCCGCGTGACAGCGATCGCAGGCGTCCAGGTGACACACGAACGCGAACCAGCTCTCGTTCGTGACCAGGCCCTCGAGGACCTGGCGCGAGTAGTCGTGATGCGTCCAGCACACCGACTCGAGATCGAAGCCGGAATTCGTCGGAATGAAGACGATGGCGTTGCGCCGGCCTTTGGTACCCGCACGAATTTTCAAATACACCTGCGGCGTGGGGTGCTCGTGCTCTTCGTCGATGACCGCGCCGCCGACGCGCATGCCGTCGAGGCCCCGCTTTTCCGCGGAGATCGGCCGGATGAAGGACCCCGTCTCGAGGACGGCCAGGTTGTTCACCTTCTGGTCGATGAGATCGCGCAGCGCCGGCGAGGCCTGCACCATCCGCGTCGCATCGGTAAACGCGAGGCCCGCCTGCTTCAGCGTGACGGCGGCACAGAAGAGTTGTTGCCCGCGCTCGCCGTCCGCGACCAGCATGTACAGCAGGAACCCCGCGCACATCGGCGTTTTGCCCGAGCCCTTCCCGATCTCGAGGTACGCAATCCGGAACCGTCGATGACCCTGCGTGGTGTACCAGCCAAAGCAGCTGCCGGCGATGAAGGCTTGCCAGGCGCTGAGGACGAACGGCTTCCCCTCGAGCGCCGTCGTCACCTCGTCGTCGTCCTCGCGCGTCGTGTCGGTCGCGTCGGTGTTTTCGGGGAGGCACAGAATCTCAGCGAAGAAATCGATCACCGCCTGCGCCGCCTCCGGCCGCCACTCGAGACCTTTCGCGGAGGCCTGCGCCTGGTCGTTCAGATGCCGCTGACACGCGAGCCGGACCAGACGCGCGGCGACGATCGTGCCCGCGAGCACGTCGATCGCGTACTGCGTCACCGGATCGCGGCGGGCTTTCCCCACAGCGGCACACCCGAGAAGAGCGGCACGAAGCCGCTGCAGACCTCGTCGACTACCCAGACACAGACGAGCACGCCGATCCCCATGAAGGCGCACGCGAGGACGTCCTGCAGGATCTTCACGTCGTGCCTTTCTTCAGGAAGCGCGCGAGCGGATTGACGACGACGGGCGCGGCCTCGTACAGCGCCTTGCCGATCGGCGACAGGCAGAACCGGAGGAGCTCAATATCGATCCGCTGCATCAGCCCGCGATGGTCGGCCGCGCCTTTGTCGACACTCACCGCGAGTTGCTGCTCGAGCACGATGCTCCGGCAGAGCATCCGGAAGTTGAGCGCCGTCGCTTTCGTCAACGTGCGGGCCTTGAAGGCCTCGGGCGCGAGCTCCTGCCACACGATCAGGGCCTGGGCTTCGGCCTCGAGCGCGCCGATCTGGTGCCGGAGCTCGGCGATCTGCGGGTTCGGCTCTAAGGGTCCGCGGGCGGCCTCGAGAAACGCGAGATCCGCCACGAGCGGGACGAGCGCGGCGGCCGCGGCGTGCCACGCCGCCGGCGCGTCGAAGGCCTCGAGCTCGACAGGCGCCGTGACGTTGCCCGCGCTCGCGCTCGGATGCGTGAGGAGCCGCGCGCCGCCGCGATGGCCGGGCGCACCGGTGACCAGGTGTTCGAAGGCGGATTTCCGCTTCCGTCCACACCCGATCCGGTTGCCGCCGCTGCCTTTTCCGCCCATGTTCGCTGTCGCCTTTCGGTTTTGATTCTTTTGATTCTTTTGAAATCGACGCGCGTCCGGCCCGTGCGTCGCGAAATCCTTAAGGATTTCCGCCGGGCCCGGGTTCAGAATCTTTTGAAATCGCGCGGCCACGCGCGGCCCCCGGCCCGGGTCCCCCGCCGGTCAGGTCACAAAGAAATGATCCCCCCCGCCTCGTCGTCGCGCGGTCATCGGCCCGTCTCGATCGCGGGCTTCGTCTTCGCGACGCGCGGTGTCTTCACGATCCGAGTCGGTACCGTGTGCGCGGTGAGCGCATCGATCGCGAGTTGAATCGCGGCCTTCTGTACTTCGAGCTGCTCGATCGCTTTAGTGATCGCCGTGCGTCTCATGCGCGTCGTCTCCTCGTGGGCCAGCTCCATCCACGGAGCGGCGGCGTCATGTGTCCTACGCGGATGTCCGCCATCAGCTGCACCGCACTGTGAATCACTGCGGGCTTCTGCTTCGGGGGTCTCGGCAGCAGCCGTCCGTTGCGTACGTCCTGTACGTTGGGGTTCGCGCGTGCGGCGTAGCCCATATCAGTCGTGCTCCTTGTCGGCCCTCATCGATGCCTCGACTTTCGCCACGTACTCCTGCGCCACGTTGATCACCAGCTTGCCGAGGCGCAGGGCCTCATCCTTGTTCCCGCTGTCCTCGGCGTGTTCGATGGCCCCGCCGACGAGGGCGATGTAGGCGCTCATGCGAAGCCCAGACTCATTCACGTCAGTACCCCGCGTTGGTCTTGCGCGTATGGCACTCGCCACACAGCGCCTGCCAGTTCTCGATGCTGTGGAACAAGACCTTGTCCCCACGATGGGGGGTCACGTGGTCGGTACACGTGGCGGCCGTGGTTCGG